AGACTCCAAAATGTTTTACTGATTCCGCTGCAGCTTTCATTGCAAATTCTATAGAATCTGGAATACATTGATATATAGTGTACCCATAACATAGAGCAGCTAAGAAAGTATCTCCTGCACCACAAACATCATGTACATTTACTTTTGGAGGATAATATACTTCATCGTTCCAAACCACCTTTTTACCACCATAAGTAACTATCATGTCTGAACATTTGCTAATAAGTTTTGAATATTCGTTATCATTAATTTTTAAAATACAACCTTCAAGTCTTGAAAGATCGTTTTTCTTTGTATCTATGAAAACAGGACACTCGCACCTGTCTCGTATAAATTCAATCATTTCATATGATATAAAACCTTTATTATAATCTGAGATAACGACCATATCATAATTTTCAAAATCTATACTTGCAACAGCAACATTAGGAATATCAATGTCTTTTCCAACACGAATATCAACCCTCATAACTTGCTGCATAGATTTTTCATCAATATACCTATGCTTTTCATCGCATAGTTTAGTCATAGAATTTGGGTTGAGACCAAGATTTTGCATATTCTTTAGCACATTATGCGTCATACCTTGTTTTGTTTCTGTACGCAATTCATCAAATATTGGAACTGGCGCTTCTGGACTTATTCTATTAATTTGACCATAATGATAAATATCATCACATGCGTCTCCTATTAACATAATTTTCCAGAGTCCGGGTGGTTGAATTTTCGTCTTTTCTTTCATAAAAAATTATTTCTCCACTATATTCACTTCCAACAATAATCTTACCCTGCCAATCTGATCCTATTACTCTCATATCAGGCTTAAATACTTTAAATATATTAATTAATTCTTGATCACTCCCAAAACACTGCACTTCATCAACAGCTTTTAAATTCTTAATTATAGTCATTCTAGTTTTTAAATTATTTACAGGTCTATCTTTACCTTTATTATACAATATTCTTTCGTCTGTGTCAAGTGCAACCAGTAAATAATTACCAAGAGATTTTGCATAATTAATTAGATTAATGTGTCCTATATGCAGTACATCATATCCACCATTTATAATAATTTTAGACATGCTTCTTCTACCATATTAACTGTAATATATTCATTTCCTTCTTTACAATGCGAACAATCTTTTGTCATACCGCAAGGAGTCTTAGGATGTTCGTATTCTAATGATATGTTTTGTTCATAGTGCATAATTTTTTTTGACATGTGTCCTCCAAATATAGCAACACAAGGAATATTCATTCCGCTTAATGCGTGAATAAAAAATCCATCATAACCTATACCTAAAACTGATTTTCTCATAATTGCAAATGATACTCTAATATCATTACTAATTACATTTATTGCATTATCTAGTAAAGGAGCATTATAGTGCCCACCGGAACTATTGCCAGGAAACACTCTTAATACGTTAATATGTTTCGACATACGATTTGTCAACTCTTGGTATTTTTCAAATCCCCAGTTTTTATTATTACTATAGAAAGAGCTTTTAAAATCTGGATTTATTACCATAAATCTTGACAAATTTTGTTCTTCTATAATACGATCAGCTTTTTGCAATTCTTCTTCTGTAAATCTTAGATAAAACTTTTTTAGTTTATATGGTCTAAAAATCATTCTTCCTGATTCTTTTTTATTCTCATAGTAATTTACATGATAATCGCTAGGTGATTTAGTATCTCTTGTATTTAAAGAAACACTATCTTCAGTTTTATTTTTTGTTAAAAATTCAACATTATCAAAAAGAGGAGACCAGTCTCGACCATAAAGAGGTTGTATCTTTTTATTTGTTATTTTATGAAGTGCTTCCGCTTCTCCCAAAAAAAGTAGATCATCACCAATACCCATAGTTCAAATTTTTCTAAAAATTTTATCTTGTTTATGCTGATCTATCTGAGAATAACCAAGAGCAGATAAAAGTGAAATGGTCTCAGAATGTTTTATTTTAGGATTTTCATACATATCTAAAAATTCTATCATCAAAATTGGATTACTATTTTTTAAAGTTTCTCTAGCTCCAGCTAAAACATAATATTCATAACTCTCAACGTCAATTTTAATAAAATCAATGTCAGTTAGTTGCAGATCGTCTAATGGTTTTAAATGAATAGGTTTAGTTTTCGCTTCGTTTTGCCAAGTTCTATTGGGATGTTTCACAATAGAAGAACCGCCAGTATTTCTAGGCAAAACAAAAATGTTTTCATTTTTTTCAAATTGACCTAGCCCATGCCTTCTAATATCAACATTATTTAAATCTTTTGTATTTTCTTCTAAATAATCTCCCCAAAGAGGTTCAAAAGATGTTACGTTTTTAAAATCCGAAGCGATTCTTCTAGCCATTGTACCAACATGACCACCAATATCTAATGCATAATCAAATTTTTCTACATATAACTTACTTTTTTTATATGCAGCATCATTTGGTATTTTTGATGGATGCTGTTTACATCCTTCAGGTATTTTAAAATTAAACATTCATTTTCCCGCCTTTAAGTTTTTCTCTGCTTTAGTTAGTTTTTTGTTCCAAGTGTTGTTACTAATACCAAGTTCGCTTGGCATAGGCTTTGTTTTGCCTTTAGTAATCTCTCCACCCTTAGCAAGAAACTCCGCGATTAAATCTACATCAGAATTTTTTTTAGATCGGTGATTCATTGCCATTACTTTTCCTTTTCTGATTAAAAATTTGCTCTATCAATTCATCTGTTCCATGATCCCACCTTCCATCGGCATCTGGCTCACTTCCATTCTCAAAAGGATTTACATAAACACCCCACTTGCCTAATCTTCTTATTTGTTCTGATGCAGTCCAAGAGTCTATAAATCTTAAATCATTTTTTCTTTCATATAGTCTAATATAGATATATATCTTTTCAAGAGGCATTGCAAACTTAGCTAAATTCATTATTCCTGAATCTGTACCTATATGCAAATTTGCTTTTGATAGAGTATATAGCATATGTTTTATATTAGAAGATTTTCCCGTAAGTTTAGAATTATTTGCTTTACCACCAATTGCTAATGAATTATAATTAGAATAAAACTTTTTTATGGTTTCCAGTCTTTTAGGTTTTATCACACGATAGTTTTGTTGAGCATCCCACTGAACCGTAATATAATTTTCAGGTAATTCTAAATCTGTTTCTTGAACATTTTTTCTAGTTAAATTAAATATCTTGTTAAGATTTTTTTCACTTATTATTTCATTTTTTGCGGAAGTCGCTTCTTCCCAACTAATGTTAATTGATTTTGTTTCTATATGATCTACTAGTTCTACTCTTTCAGAATTTGCATTTATGAAATCGTTGAATAAAACTTTTTCTGGAATGTCACACCTAAGCTTGACTGTAGTATTTTCGTGTATTGCTAAAGCATGTGCATATAAAATACTATCAATCTTATCACCTAGATTTTTTGGAGTATTATATAAATTCATAAACATTGTTAAATTCCATAAGACGTACTTAAATTAACATTGTTAAACTTTACTGGTGCGGGGGATAGATATTGTATATTTAAATTATACGTATTCAATAGAAAATCAGATTGATCTAAAGACTCTTCTGCTACTTTTAGCATGTTTTTTGCACCTTTTGGTGTGATTGCATATGAACCAGTACCTGGTGCCATAAAACTATCTTTCCAATGATTGTCTCTGTAATACTTTAATGGATAATCTTCAGGCAAATTTTGAACTTCTTTTTCTTTTGAAAATTTTACATGTGCGAATTGCTTTAATCCTAATTTGTTTGGCGGTCTAAATGCATGATGAATATTTAATATCAAGTATTCATCAAAATCTGGATTCTTCCAATCACCTGTACAAACTGCATCATGTTCTAGAAATGCCATAGTTTCATCTGCACTAACAACTCTTCTCCAAAATTTGATATGGTTTATAACACAACTTAATTTAGTAAGAAATCTATTTTCATTCTCTTGTTTAAAATTATGTAGTCTACTATTTTCAATAATTTTCCAATTAAATTCATCACAACTTTTTACATTTTCAGGTGTAACTCCTGCGTATTTACTTACATTCCAACCGTCATATATTTCAAACGAAGAAATACCTTGAGTTGATTGTTTCATAGACTCAATGTGACCTTCAATATAGATCATATCACAATTCATTCGACCATTTCCCGTAGCTGATCAACATTTTCACCATGATTTGGTAATTTGTCTTTTAAGAAAAAATGAACAAAGTGGCATTCTTTTATTTTTGTATTAGCTGCAAATAAACCATTCCAATGCCAGTCCATATTCTTAACTTTCATTTTTTCTTCTTTGATCCAAGTGTTGAGAAGTGTCTGATCTGTAGACCATTTCCAAGCACCTAGACCATCAACGAATGGTTTAAATTCTGGTCGTCTAATAAATTGTGTCGGAGTTTCACCTCTGAGATACTTTTCAATTGATTTATTCATAACCATGATGCCCATATTCATAAATTCGGCACCTCGATTATTCCATTTCCAATTAACACTTTTAATATTGCTGTACTGCATACGAGAATAATTCACAATTTTTGAAACATATTGATCTGTTAAAGGCATGTCACGTTCAACAACTCCACCAAAATCATATTCGTCAGTAAGATCCTCAAAGATGTTTGGAGCATCAGGACGAATCCAAACATCAGCATCAATTATTGCAACTTGATCATAAGTTTTTAAATATGCAAATGCATTTTCTTTTTCATATATTGGAAGATAGCCACCGTATTTCTCATAAGATTCTTTACTACGATTTGTGGCAAATATGTCTGGCTTTATCATAAGAATAGGTGTACGTTGAACTTCATGGTGAATATTATGTTTTTTACAATATTCTTTTACAGACTCAACACAATGGTCATAAAGTTTTGAACGCTTTCCAACGTAAACTTGATAAATCAATCTTTTCATAATACAATTCCAATTATTTACATTTGTTACACTTACATCTATAACAAACATCATTTCTACAAGATTTACATTCTTTACCGCAATGAGATTTGCATTTACAATTATAGCATATCTCTATGTGATCGTCAATCATTTTTTCTGAATAACTTCTTTTGCATAGAATGCTGCAACAATAGCAGCAACAGAAACAAAGTATGTGGGTGCCATATCACCAAGAATATCTGGTGCTTTTGCTAAACCCATCCAAGACGCAATGACAACAGCAAATGGATATAACAACATACCCGAAAGAGCGAACCAAGCCATTGCTCTTTGTGCATCTTGTTTCTTATCTTCATTCTCCATATCAGAACGCATATCTTCTAGTTCAATCATTCGCTTTTCATTAGCCATTTCTTCATCAGAGATTACACCGTCTCCGTCCCTGTCTAAATATTCATACTTTGATTCTGTTTGTAACTGCTTTGGTTTTTTAGGTGCCATGAAACTTTCCTTATAATTTATAACAAAAAATTCACTTGACAAATCCTAAGAATCTGTTATAATAAGATTCTTCTTAGTGAGTGGGGTAGTAATTATTCTTTAACTACTTCAGCATCAACAAGTTCTGCAGCATCATCTTTTGTTGCATTTTGTTGAGCAACTAAACTCTCAACAATAGCGTTTACCTTATCATATACTGCGCCTACTGTTGTTAAATCTGCAGCTTTAAAAGCGCCTGATTGTGTGGCAATATCCATTACCTGACGAATTACTACCAGATCATTTGGTGTAATTTCAATATTAGGCTGTTCATTATCCATAGTTTTCTCCGTTTGTTTTAAAAGTTATATTGTATATATAATCTAGTTACGTTTATTTATCCTTGCACATAATAATATATTCTGCCTGTACCTGTATTAAATCCATAAGCAGAAATTACAAGAGTGCTATCATCTTTACTTAATGCCAAAGCACCACCAAATT